CTTCCGTAGGTAGGGTGGTAGACGAGCTCATAGCACTGCACGTTGACGCGCATGGTCAGCGCCTGCCGTAGGTTGTCATTTCCCACCAGCACGGCAATATCGCCTGAATCAGTTGCAGTAAAATCACCGGAAGTCAAATCTATATCTGTGCCATATATATCACTTGCGGAAGCTGCCCCATTTGTGCTGTCGAATGTCGACGGGACTTTTATCGAATCACCAAACTTCAGGACGCTGGCAGTCACCTGCGAATCATCGCCCGTCAGGTATGGCGCAGAAAGACCGTTGATATTGACGATATCCACCCACTTTGATGCATCCCCCACCTCTCGAAGTGCGATTTTCTGGAGGGTATCGCCCCACTGGGTTTGCACGAAGCGAACGCCAGTCAGCGGGGATGTCATGCCGGTAGAAGAAGTTGATGGGCCGCTGGAACTGGATGCCAGGGCCTGCTGAGCAGCAATAGCCGAGGCGTTCAGTGTCGTTCCTTGAGCAATATTGGATACATGCCCATGAATAGCCACCATGGAAGGCGGCGACAGTACCGGGTCGCAGTTTTTCAGCGCACCAGTGGAGAACTGCGCTGCTTCATTCTGGGTGGCCAGCGGCGCCTGGTTTGGATAAACCGAAGCGAGCGGATTGCTCAACTGAGCAACAGCGCTCCCGCCTGAAGTTGATGAGCAGTTGGATGCCCCGTACACAGCGGAGTAATCAGGGAACTGGGCAGGGGGTATCAGGATATTCTGCAGGAGGCAGGTGACGTTCTCATAAGCAGCCGCAGCCTGCATGCAAAGATTACCGGCGAACGGGTCAGTGATGGCTGCCGCCAAGACCCGCCATACATTGGCCGCGCCCATGCAAGCATCTGCGGCCAGCAGATTCAGGGAGGCTGATGGAGCCTGCCGAGTAGCATTGACCGCCCCTACAATAGCTGCTGACAGGCTATTAAAGCTGTTCATCGGGCCAGCCAGAATACTCGGAAGCGCGGTATGGAGTATTCCGGTCGCAGTATTCAGCGCTGACGTAACTTTATCCATGACAGCCAGGGCGGACGATATGGAGTCGCCTACGGACTGATCTGAAGGCTTGGGCGCCAGCAGGCTATCAAGCGTCCCAGCGGTAGCCGCCGAGACGTAAGCAATGCCGGTCATGGCAATCTGATACATCATCAGCAGCGGCCGTGAGCGGTTCCGCTTCAATGAAAAAACGAGCGGCACCACGAACATATGCACAAAATTCAAACCATCGGAATAAATCAGCAACACCCCGGATGGGTCGCGTCCTTCTTCTGCGGCAAGGGCGCGCAAATTGTGCCACTGCTGAATCATGCCCTGCAGGGCGATCAGCCGTTCGACAGATGACTTCTGGGCAGCATCAGTGCGCCAGCCAGTGTGACCGGAGATATTGATACTGACCAGACCCTCACCCCACTCATCAGCCCATGCTCCAGCTGTGCCGGCCTGTCCCAGCGTCTGCTGGACGGTCACGCGCGACGGGGTGGTAATGTTTACGTCTTCAGGCCGGATGTTGAGCGTCAGCAACTGCACGGGTCCATTCGGCCGTGTCACATCCACCAGCGCGAAGCCGATGGGTGATGTATCCGGTTTTTGAGATAGTGGTGGATTCTGCATAGTCCCGCCAGTTTACAGTCACACCATTGCGCCGGTATTGCCGCCGATGGTGCCGCCGGTGTGGTAGTGGGTCTTGATGCTGATACCTGCAATCGATATGTCTCCAGCCGTCACTACCATTGAGCCAGTCGGCACGTTTATGCTACCTGTGACTGTCACATTGCCTGCTATAGCCGCAGCACCTGTGCCGCCACCAACAGCTGTCAACGCCAAGCCGCCAGCACTGATGAGCCCAATCACGTTCAGATTTCCAGTGATCGTATTGGTGGGTGCGGTTATAGAGGTAGCAGTAGCGGTGACATTCACGTCTACCGCCTGCACGTTCACGGCCCCGGTAGCTGCATGGATGTTCAGGTTCCCGAGCGGAGCAGACACTGTGATATTGCCGGTTGTAGCAGTTGCGTTGATATTTCCGTTTGCGGCTGTCACATAGACGTTTGAAGTGGCATTTACAACTGTGTCAGCGCCTGACGTAACTGTTACCTGGCCAGTGGGGGCCATATCAAGGCTGGCCTGTGATACCCCTCCCACCGCCACACTCATATGGATGTGAGGCTGGCGCCCGGTGTTCTTGGTGATAGCCCACAGCTTTTTAAAATCGCGGCCAGTCAGATCGTCATGAGCTGTCGATTCGCCTATCCTTAAATAGGTGCCGCTAGGATGGTAAAGCTCAAAATTCCCGAAAATATCCGTTGTGGTGTAAACGTCGGAAGCATGGCGCTGGACCCGGCGCCCGGCCTCCACGAACATCTGGCTTTTCTGGGGAGACAGGAAGCCCAGGATTATCAGTCCACCATGGCGAAGCGTGCCGCACACGGCGATCAGGTTTGGTCCTGTAGTGCTGTCGTTTATGTCCGTAGACTGCCCGGCAGATCCAGATGGCGGGAGCCCAGGCTCAGTCAGGTCAACGGTGCCTGTGCAGTCGCTGAGGCTCTGCTCGCCCATGATCATGACAGCCGGATAGCGGTCGCCATTGTCCAAGCAGATCAGGTCAGCGCATATCCCTTCCGGGTGCATGTTTGTGACCTTGGCGAGGCGCAAATTAGTCATATGCCGAAGCTCCGCCCAGCTCAGAGAGGTACGGGGATTTGCCGCCGGCCTTCACCTGCAACCTGGCAATGAATGAGGTGGCGCGCTCGAGAGAGACGTGAGTAGTGAAGCTCCGAAACGGCATGTATTCGTGAGAAACTGACTCGACGTAACCCTGCCAGTTCATGGCCCCCTCTGTCACCAGGAGCTCATTGCCGATTTTTATCTTCTCATTGCCCTTCAGGGACAGCGAGCCCTCTTCAAAGACCACGTTGTCTTTGTTCTGAGCGATCAACTGGGCCAGCTTATCACCAAGCCATCCTGAAAAGAAACTCAGGTCTTGCTGCCTCCCGCTTTCATCCTGCATCTGGCCGCCGCGGCTGGTGGCACTGCCCTGCTGGTGCGTTTGTACCTCCATCTTGCGTACGCCGTAGAGCAGGTTTGTGGCGTTTTTATAGCCGTCCAAGGTGTAGTCATTCTGCCCACCGACAGCGGACTGCATCTTGAGAAGGCTGGCATCGCCAGGGTACCAGTCAGGGTTATCCACCCAGTAAAAATTAGCGACACTGGCGTCAGACCGGCTGAGCGTGATATCGGTAATGTCGGCAGCCGTTATTTTTACCTGCTGCGGAACCTGCGTGGTATGCAGCGCATTGATAAAATTCCCGTACACATCCCGGTAAGGCAGCGGCCGGTACATCAGAAATACGCCTGCTTCCTCGTCCTGCACAAACAGCTCATTGAAGGCGCCCACGTCACCATAGATCGACATGAAGTCGAAGAGGGAGCCATTATTGAACCCCTGAAAGCCCAAGCAGCTTACATTGGGCCGATTAAGAGGATTCTGGCTGGCGCTCACAAGATCAGGAGAATATGGGGTGTACGGCTGAATATGCATGATCGGGGAGGGCGGTATCGGAGAAGCCCCCAGGAGTGCGATTTGCTGGCCAGCCGTCAGCCCATTCACAGTAGTATTCAGCCCTGATATGAATGAAGACGTGGAGGTTGCAGACGCAATAACTAGCGACTCCTGCCGCATCTTGTCGATGAGGTTGTTGATTATTTTATCCCTGACCGTATCGACAAATTCAGCGGCTGACACAGCAACTTTAAAGAAGGCCCCGAACTTCTCAAAAAGAGGGAACGCACTGGTTATATTGTCACCAATGATGTAATTGTTGGCATAGAAAATGCGGAATATTTCAAACAATTTCCCGTAGTCATGCCCGCTAATGCTCACGCCCATAAACGGTTTCCCATCGGCTGACATGGCGCGCGAGCGGGTAATCTTGCTCACAAAGCCGCGCATGACGACAGGGATATTGCCGGGAATGGATTTATAGGCTGGGTCTGACTGATTACGACAAAACCTTATTTCAATCAGGTCCATGGGCTCGATGCTGGCATAAATCGAATCCATGGTGTCGGGCCGCATAATATCGGCCAGCATGATATCAAACGTACCGCTGATGCTCTGCCGGCTTTTATTGGTTTTCACATGGCCGTTTTCGGTAATGTAGGGAGTCAGGTCTACATTGAAGGCACCAGCGCGTGCCCGGTCAGAAGCGGCCAGGTTGCCGCCTATAGTCGTGCGCACCACATTTTTGTAGAGCCTTACTGACAGAGCAGGACGATCAACGTTCATTAGTTTCCCACCCAGAAAGTGTCATGATCCTTACTGCCAATCTGCGCAGACCCTGGTACACCTGCGGCTTTGGGAGGCGAGGAAAATACGCTCTTTTTCTTGGAGCCGTCGGTATTCTGGATGACTATATTTATTTTTGTCCCAGCATTACCATTATTGCGCTCTGTTGCAGCCAATTTAAGCATGTAGTCAATACCATGCTCTTTCATGGCGTCAGTGCCGGCTGACCCTCCAGTTTGATAATCCCTAAGCCCAGTGACACCCATATTATAGGCAAGCATTCCAGATAACTTGTCACCACCAAAGGCTTTAAGATTGTGCCGCTCAATTTCTGCCATAATTTGCATGGCAGCATTAAAGCCGCCCTTGCCTAAAAGTTGTTTAGGGTCAGTAATTCCATACATTCCGCCATATTGACGAATAGCACTCTCCCGGATCTGCGCCGGGCTATATGCACCATTTTTTGTGTCAGAATAATCTAGATTTCCATGACCCCAGCCTTCGACGCCAAGATTTGCTTTCATCATATCTATAATGGCTGGATCGCCACCAGCAGCTGCGGAAATAGCGGCTTCTTCACTGGCGCTAAACTGAAGCTTACGGCCTGTTCCTCGCAGTTTTGCATGGCGCGCATTCAGATCAGCAAGGCCGGCAATATTAGCAGCATAGTCAGGGTTTTCTGGGTTGGTATCCCAACCACTAAGACCCAGCTTTCCTGTACCAAGAGCATCATTCAGTATTTTGGATTGCGGCAAAGCTCCAGAATCTTTGTAAGTACTATCAGCGCCAAGCACTGTTGCAATACGAGATACGATTTCCTTTAAATCCGTCATTACGACAAGACTTTTACTGCCAAGATCAGTGAGCGACTGCTCCATGTCCTTTGTTGCGTTGAGCAAGTCTTTTCCGGGGTCCGATTCTTGTCCATGAGCAGCCGCTAAGGACAACAGAACCCGCCTCATTTCATCAGGACTTTTCCCTGCCAAGTCATTAAGTTTTCCAGTCTCTCCCTGCATATCCTGGCGGTGAAGAAAATCTTGCCTTAACTGCTCTAGGCCACCGGCATCAGCCCCCATGACTTTGCCCATCGTCTGGAAGCCGGTGACGCTCATATTGTTGATATCAATGCCAGATGCTGTTAGTGAGTCGGCCATGCCTCCAAACTTATTACCAGCACCCTTCATTAACAGATCAAGAGCCATGCCTTTATGCTCATTCCCTCCAAAAAACATGCCTGCCAGCGAGTCAGCAATTTGCCATTCAGGCATGCCTTTCGACCGCAGCATATTCGACAAAGCCTGAGCATTAGTTTCATTGCTGTCCATCCCAGGAGGCAGTTTTCCTTTGCCAATCCAGTCAGCACCAAGGGTAGTCTTACCAAATGCCCCCTGCATGGTGCCACCGAGGCCGCCCTCCATCAGGAATTTTAACTGGAATGGATCGAGGCCAGGATGCGCCTGGTGGAGAGAGGCCATGATTGCATTAAGGCTTGCCTCCCCCTTGCCCCCGCCCTGCCGATAGCTGCTATCAGCCTGATTGATCAGGCCCGCTGCGCCCTCGATATCGACACCCTTGATGCCCATGCCCGTCAGCGTGCTCAGGTAGGACATGAACTGCTCGACATTGCCCTGCTGGAACGAACTCTGCGCGGCCCGCTGGACGAAGCCGCTGACCACGCTCAGGAATTCCTCGGTGCGGCTCCCGACCTTGCCCTTGTCCATGGCCTCAGCAATCATCAGCGCCAGGCGCCGGTTGCTGCTGTCGTTTGAGGTAATGCCCTCTTTGCGCATGTTGCCGAAAAACCCGACAGTGGCGTCAGGCTCAATGCCGTAGGACCGGCCAAAGCCGGCAGCTGTGCGCGTCTCGCCGGCAATGTCTGAAGACCCGTCTATGCCGGCCGTGCGCGCATAGTTGAGGCCGAGGCGCCCCAGATCACCAGAGGTGAGGCCGAGGCCGTCACGGTTGTTGCGGAAGCTATCACGGAGCGAGGTGTAGTCGACGCCGGTATCGCCCATCATGCGCTTCAGGGTATCCGTCTGCATGGCCTCCGTGGTGCCGAGGTTGATGGCCTGGCCAGCCAGCGCCATGATGCCCTGGATGCCAGCGAGCGCCAGCATAGCCTTGGACATGTCCAGCGCCATGCTCTTGGCTTTGCCACCATAGTCGTAAGGCTGTTTTTCTTCGGGTTCCGGGCCAGGCTCAGGGGTGGGTTCTGCAGGACCACCTGCTGGAGCGGCAGGCATGATAGGGGAAATGCGCATGCCCATTCCGCCGCGGGCGGCAGCCTGGTTGACGGTACGGCGGAAATAGGCGTCAGCGGCACTTTTAGAGCCGTGCATCAAATCATTTTGATTTGCCCATTCCGCCGCAGAGGGGAACAGCCCAATGATGCCGCGCCCGGCGCTGCCAGACTGCATATCGGAGAAGCCATTGACGAAGCGCAGAGCATTGGTACGGGAGACGGGCTTGCCAAAGGCAGTCGATAGCATTTTCTGCACATTGAACAATTCCTTCATGCTCATCGTGACTTTCTTTATGCCCTGCGCCGTTTTGTCGGAGGCTACACCGATTTTTTCAACAGAAACAGCTACCTTATCGGAAGCCTTCCCCATGCCGGTCAGGGCCGCTTCAGCGCCGGAGGTGTTGGCGGTCACGCCTACCCGTACATCTGTCATTGCGCACCTCCAGCCTGATCAGGGATTACGTCGTCAAACTGGGAAAGGTCCAAATCACCATTATTGATGTCTTCCAGGATTTGAGCCTCGTCAAAGTCATCATCCTCGAAGGTTTCGGTTACCTTTTTGTCCGCATATTGATGCGCCCAGTAATCGGCTTCCATTTCATACGGGGTGATGTTCAGGAAGCGATCATCGTTTGGGGCTAGATTGTATTGTCGCCGGAACCAAAAGGCGATGGTTTCAGACCACGCTCTCCCCAGTTTCCGCGCTTCCTTTTCCTGGGTTTTTGCGAAAATCATCCTCCTTGGCGACGAGCGCCGTATAAATGCGGAGGATATCCTTGTCGGACTCACCGTCATACGCATCAACCATGTTGATGTCGAAATCGGGCGGAACAGCGACAGCCAAAACGGTAATTGCAGCGACTGCCGACGCCATGAAATCAAGCCAGGGAGTCGGCGTCTGGACGCCCTCGGTGAATTCAGAATACTTGGCTGCAATCGAGAAGCGGTCACGGAAGGTCCGGCGACCAAAACGGAATGTGCCTATGCCATCTACCGCAACATCAAAATCTGTTGCTGCGACTCTGCGTGAAATTTTCATGCTATCTCTCCTGTTATGGGCGGCGCGTCCGTGCGCCACCGGATTAGGGCGTAATGCCCTGATTGAATTCAGTCTCTTCGGCTACACGACGGCGGAGCAGACCGGCCACGACCACACCCCCGGCATGGTCCCAGCGCTCGAACTGATCTGCAGCGCCGTGGAAATCGCCGGAGTTGAGCAGGCTGAGCAGGGTAGATCCCTCGAATGCGCCAACGCCCAGGTTGTAGACAAAATCAACCAGTGCATCAAATTCAGGCTGCGTCAGAGCGACAGTGACGAGGCGATTGACGGCGCTTTCCGCCCAGGCGATCCCCTTCTCGAGGCGAACGACAGCCTCATCCTGGGTAATCACCAACCCCTCAACAACATCGGGGCCGGTGGTGCCATAGCCAATAGTCCAGACACCGGCAACATCCTGGTAGGCCGTCAGGCGGCAGCCTTCAAAACCCTCAGTCAGCGCCTCACCTGTCTTGCTGTAAGTCATGTTCATGGTTTTTCACCAGTTTTAATCGTTTTCAACAGCAGATAATTAAAAAAATGGCGCAGCGGCAAAATATAACCGTCTGCGCCATCTATTACAGGCCAGTACCCTGCACATCCAGAGCCATGAAGTTGCTGTTGCTGACCACGATAGCATTGGCCTGCACGTTCACGGAGCCGCTGCCATACGAACAGCCGATGTATTTGCGCAGTACTGCGCCGGTGTCTTTCGAGAGCGTCACGATATCAAAAATGAGCCCTTTGAGCGCCCCGTCGCCGTTTTCAACAGCAATACCCAACTGGCGCAAATTGCCTGTGATCAGAACCATTGTGCTGACCGCAACGCTATGCCGCGCGACCGTCGGCACATGCTCCTGCACATGGATATCACCAATACCGGTTGCCGGCTCCAGTCCGTAGTCATCGTTCATATCGACGCCGCGGGCCAGGCCAACCGCAATACCGTTCAGCTGCACGATAATGCGGTTACCGGTCTGAGTTTTCACATTGGTTGCTACTGGCATGTCCTATTACTCCTGATTAACCCGCAGCCTGGGATACGCTGCCAGCATAGGGCACCGCATTCATCGTGCAGAGGATGAAGTTACCCGGAATGATCGGGCTGGCCTGGTACTGCACCGAGAAAACATCACCATCGATACCTACAGTGATGTTCTTGTAGGCAGGATTGGTAGCATCGCCAACCAGCACGCCGGGGCCGTTCGGGGGCGTCACCGCGCAGGCGCGCAGGACGGATTCTGTTGCTGCCTCGATGGCACCGAGAATGGCCGGGGAGCCGCCCTTGCCGCGATAGGGATCCACTGCGTTGCGCACGTTGCGCTGCACAAAGTCAATCGCAGCGCCGGTGGACTGCTCCACGCGGTTGTAGTTGTTGTCGGTCAGCCAGGTACTGATCGACTGCGCCACACGGAAACCGGTATCAGTGTTCAGGATACAGAACACGCCCGCTTTGATCAGCGGGTCGGTATCCAGCGGGTCGACCAGATCGCGCTCAACGCCACTGAAGGTCATGCTGACATTGGTAAGCGCCACGCCGGGGGCGGCAGCAGCAAAGGCGGCCGAGTAAACAGCTGCAGCCATATAGGGCGGCAGCAGGACCAGCGTGCCGGTGGGGCCATAATCGTAGTAGCCCAGGTGGCAGTACGAGGTACGGTCACTGCCGATGGTGACAGGGACGGCAGCGGCAGCCGTATCCGTGGTACCGATGGCGTCACCCACAATTGCGCGGCGCTCACGCTTCCCGACAGAGGACATGTACTGCACATGCGCATCGGTCATCGCCCAGATGCTGGGGGACGAAGACAGAGGGGTAATCCACTGCACATCCTTGGTCTGGATCATGGCAAAGCAATCGCTCCAGTCGCCGTTATCACTCGAAGGCAGCGTGCCACCGGTCAGGTAAGTGAAGGGGCTGTAGCCGAGGGTTCCATAAGTGCCAACGGCGCCGGTAACGAACGGGCTGGCGCTCGAGTTGAGCCACTGGAGGACGGCCCAGACATTGGCGGTTTCCGTGTAGGCCACCAGGACATTTTCGCTAGTAACCGGGTCCAGGCTGCCCAGGGTAGGATTGTTTTCGGCGCCTGCCACGGCAGAGCAAGTCCAGCCCGTGATGGAGCCAATATAATCCGCCAACTCCTGCACCGTGGAATAAATGGTCAGGTCGATGGTGGTGGTAGTGGTGGCATATCCATCATTGGTCGCCAGAATCACCTGGGTTCCATTCACTGTCATGGTGGCGCTGTCGCCACCATTGACGAACTGGATATTGAACGCCTTGGAGTTGATGTCGTCGCCAACGGTATACGAATTGCCAAGCTGGGTCGTGACGCGGAAACCGAG